GAACTACTTCTTCGAGCCCAGGCCGAGTTGACCAATAGAAATATTGGTCATACGTTTTTTCATACACCTGAGGTGGATAATCAAACGCATTCGGATTTGTATTACCGACCGTAAATTCGAAAGTAAATTGCCCAAGATCATTTGCAATACCTGGCAAATCTGTTGACTTTTCTGGTACTCCGCCGGGCCTATGCTCAAATGGAACAAGCCATTCTTCTAAAAAGACTCCGTCTTCGGCTGGAGCATTTGCATACCAAGTTGCTGCGTCGTCAAAAGCAATGTTTGCCTGATATTTATTACTCGGTGTAAATTCCCCTCCGGTGTATCCAGTAAAAAGGAATCTTTCTTCTGGCCAAATCTTTTCTTGATTCTTTACGACACGTATAGTATTATTGTTTACGACAGAAACATCGACCCACGATGGTGAAGAGGTAACACTGATATTTGTAATTTCGCTATTAGCACTTGGCGCATCGATTTTTGTTATTACGGCTCTCGCTTTAATATCAGCAGGTAAGCCGAGGGATTGCCTTTGAGTATCGGCGACGACAACGTCAAAAGTGTCACCGACAGAATAATTTTTGCCGGGATCAACTATAATTACTTTTGGACCGAAGTACCAATTATACGTATTTCCATCATCATGTACAGCGCCTATAGTAACCGGATCAAATGTATCTGAATTGTTTGAGTATCTCCACGCGTAAAGTTCGAGAAGAGCGTCGACACCAGTAATCGCGTTTCCATTACTATCTTTTCTTGGCCCGTCAACTAAACTAAACGACCATGCCGGATTTGGTGTTGAAGTGAGCCATACTGGAATGGGAGCAATATCATAGTACGTATTGAACGTTGATTGATCAGCCGTGTTTGCCGGATTTGTTGGAAAATCCCACTCATAATCAAGTATTCTTTCTGACTCCGGATGATTGTTTGGAAGATAGCTTTGCCAAGCTGGATCTGGAAATCCATTGATGATTTGCATCTCTTTAATTGGGCCAGCCGGATATAGAATTTCTGGCCCAGAGGACGAGGAAGATGAGCCTCCAGTATTATTCGCCTGAGGCGGTACAAAATAAGGTGCAGTATTTGGTTCAGTCGTAGGATATGACGCGTTAAACGTATTGTTTGCTACACCATACGCTGCGTAGACAACGATTTGCTCTGGATAAGTGTTTGCATTATACGTCGCCCAAAAGTTATTGCCCGGATTTCCACGCCCAACATTAAAAAATCCTAGATCAAATGGCTGAGTCCAATTCGCCCATTCCACATTTTCCCAACGAATTTTGTGATTATATACAGTAATTGTACCATAGAATCCTGCCGCACCACTAAAGGTGTTGGCGACTCCATTGACAAAATCTGTATTAGTAAAATCATCCCAGTACGCAACAACATCGGTGATGGCTGTTTCATAGCCACCACCCACGCCTGGACTTATGTCGATTCTAATGTCTGCGTCGGGATTAAGTGGTGGACCACTGCTCTGTACAACAAAGTTAAATGCGTTAGCAGAAGCAGTGGACCCACCCACAGAGTTCGCAAGCAGCATTGTGCTATTGAACTCAACATCATGCTCATAATCTTCATTTCCATAGATTGCCGGAAATTCAAAATCGGGCTTGATTGGAAACGTCGCCCTTTCGACATAATGTACATTCTTATTCGTTATTTCATAATCTATGGAAGTATTACTCATTTTGTTTCATCAGCTATGCTGCCTTTAGATAGTTACTGCACCTCTCCTTAGCTAGTATATATTCTTTAACAAGGCCTGATCTTACGATGTCATCCACACCGAAGTTGATAATATCAAACGATGGAATTTTCTCTACCACTCTCAAGAAGTCAGTTAAACCTGAAACATCATTACGATTACGAGATCCTGCTAAATCATCTTGGAATGTGTCGCCGCAGAAGATGATTTTAGAAGACTCGCCTACACGAGTGATAATACTATCAAGCTCATGATATGTCATTGATTGGCATTCGTCAACTACGATAATCGAGTTATCAAATGTAAGTCCACGAACAAATGACGATGTCATGAATTCAACCATACGTTTTTGTTTGAGAATTTCCCATGCATCTCCTCGCTGAAAAAGATCGTTAGTAATGTCGGCGTAGGGAACTGTGAAGACTGCTTCTTTTTGAGCTCTGGAACCTGGCATGAAGCCCTGTTCGCGTGTTTGTACTGCTGATCGTACGATGATCAATTTTTCATATTGTGCATTACTTAATACATCAAGCAAGCCGAGATACATTGCACACATTGTTTTACCAGTGCCTGCTGTTCCAATTGCTGCGATGTTTTGATCATTACGATAGCTGTCGAATAAATCCTCCTGTGTTGTTGTTATTGGCTCAATCCTTCTCATAGAGAACTTATTGTTCACTACATGATTCAGATCCCTTTCCTGTCTACGCCTTTCCTTGCGGGACATGCGGCGACTATGTTTGGCCATGAAACCTCCTTAGAAGTCATTAATTGTACTTTTTGTTGTTCTAGATCCCGGATGATGGGATTTAATGTTTTTAAGGACATCACGAAAAGAATCATCGGGCTTTTTGAGCCCGAGACGCACCGGATCACCTATACTTGGTGCTGAAGTTATAATAGATTCGAGGTGGGGATTTGCTTCGAGGAATTCAACCTTCTGCGAGTAAGGCATTACCTTATCGAAGGTTTGTTGCGTTTCTTTGTCACGGAATGTGTAAATAGGCATTGTTTCTCCACGTATAAGTTTATTTATACGTAATTATAGTACAAGTCAGCCCAATCGTTAACGAGTGGGATATCGTCGTTATGGTAACTATCATTGAAACCGTGCCGCATAAGGACTGAGCGAAGGCCAAGGTCGAGACCAACTTCGGCGTTGGCAATCTTATCTTCTACCCATAAACACCCGCTATCTTTATACTCAGCCAATGCTTCGTCTTTATCAGCACCGGTGTCTAAGTAAACGTACCGCTCAAAGGTGGTTGGGCCAAACAACTCACAAAGGTTTTTGGTACGTAGGTGTTGAGCGTATTCATCGTTACTCAGAGAAGTAATAGCGTGAAACACGATTCCCTTTTCTTCATGAATTTTGCGAACGTACTTGATTGCATCTCGCAGTGGAGGTAGCTTTCGTATTGTAGCACTTTCGTTAAACATTCGGATCAATCTCTTAATGTCTGCTCGCTTCATACTATATGAAACCGACATGTCGTAGACTTGATCGAATTCTTTGTGATAGCCGTGTCGCTTCATCCATTGATCAAAAGCATATTCCCAATCGAGAAGAACACCATCACAATCGACAAGGATTACCTTGTCAGCTATACTTGTCATATCATCACCAATAACTCAATTTACTGTGCTATTCTAACACAGTTGAAAGTAAATGTCAACTATTATTGATCATTAAATTCTTTAAAATTGAAAACTTTTTCATCGCGTCGACGACGTCGCTTCATTTTCTTATCATGATTCTTACTTTTTTCTCTGCGGCGATCTTCGTTTCTATCACCCCATTCGTTATCGTAAGCATCCTCGCGAAAATTTTTGAACCGCTTAGCCATGATTTTATCCTATCTTACTCCTATAAATGTCAGGAAAAGCTTCGAGTAATGTTTTCTCAGTCAACCCTTTAATGGGTGTTTGGGAAATTACATTATTCGCCAAGAGATCAGCATCATCATCGTTTACGTCTTCGAGAAGACTGATGAACAAAGATTCTCTCTTTACTTGATTGAGGTCGTCATAACCTCCACCTTTGACGAAAATACGAAGTCTCCTTGTTTCTTTATACAACAATCCTTCTGTACCAAGTTCCATGTTATTCTTTTTCCAGGGCGGTGGACTGCTCGGCAAAAGAAACTCAACATTTTCCTTGTCATAAGTCAAGCGTAAAATTGAACGCAATGGCATGCAATCGTTTTCTTGCAGCCACGCGATTTTTTCACTTTTCTTCTTTAACTCAGAAACTTTATTCAAAATTTCTGAGATTGATAAACGTACAGCCATAGTTAAAAATCCTGTATATCAGTAATTAAGTGCTTCAATTTTTTCTTAATGAAGAAATTAAATAAAAGCTCACGACCTATTGGTTCTTCTTTGTTGTATTCCTCGAGGATTTGAGTCTTATACTCGTCGGGAATCTCAGCAAGGTCGATCATTTTCTTATTACGATTATACCGCAATCGTGTTTCTTCATCCATTTCACCATTCTTAAGTAGACTCATTCGCTTTTGAGTCATTGGCTTTTGTCTTTCACCAACGGCCAAACAATTATCTGCTGACAAAATGTTTGGTACGCCGTCGCCAACATCACCCTTAAAAATGTGTTCAGATAAGTATTTATCTGGATTGTCGTTTCTTATCCACCGCTTACGGACTGGATCATATTGATCAACGTTAGCGTAACGGTGTAACTGAATATAATCTTTATCACCAGATAGGACGAGGAATTTTTCTGAACCGGTATTGAGCTCGGTTCCTTCCTCGTGAATGATAGTACCAATAATGTCGTCAGCCTCACATCGCTCAATGTCGATTACTTTATAGGGAAAGAACTCGACGAGCTCAGCCTTAATTTTATGTAAGCACTCAAACAAAGCATTCCAATCGAGATCAGAAGCGTCTCGATTCTTTTTACGGTTTGCTTTATAATAGGGATAATAATCTCGCCGCCATACATTTTTGTTATCGGCACAGATAATGATCTCACCATACTCTTCGGTAAACTTCTTACGATTGAGACGAAGTGAGTTGAGGAACATGTGACGAATGAGGTTTTCGTCAAGATCTACGTTGTGGTGGTTACCGATACTGGCGAAGAGGGACGCCAGCATCACCTGGTTGTAATCTACTAAGATAGCCATAATTTATTACCATTGTTTAATCTGAAGCCCTATTCTAATCTATTTCATCGTCAATGTCAACCATTTTTTGTTCCATATCTTCAATTGTGATATTTTCGACAGCAAATTGCTGAAGAGGATGGTCGATACCGCTTGTTTGTAAGTGTAGGGATCTGATTGCTTCGAGAATGAGAACCATCGACGGAAAATACTTTTCTATATCTTCGTCAAAGTTACATCCAGCCCGCCCAAGCTCGTTAATAACATGTTGCCAAAGTAAGTCTGCTACATCACTCGCAAAGCTTTCTTTATAAGCACGCAATTGCTGCTGGACTTCCTCCATTGATTGTGGCGGCCCATCGAGTCGAAGCTTGGGGAACTGAATAACATTTTCGTTGCTCATTCATGATTCTCTTTATCTGTTCAATACATTCGCGAGCGTGGCATCCCACATCGTCTTAAATGATTGAATACTATTTCGAGCTAAGTTAAAACGATCTGAATACGTAAATCCGTTGAAGTAATTTGGATCGTTGTTCATTACTTGCACTAATTGCTTTGCTACAGAGTAAGCATAGTTTGCATGATCATTGAGGTTATCCTTAAAGTCATACGTAATTGTAGCGTTAGCAGAAGTCTCTGGAAGTGCACCATAGTTCGGATGGATACAAATTACCTGACTCTTAATTGCTTCTATCAGTGCAATACAGGAGGTCTCGCGCCACACGTTGGGATAAAGGAATACGTGAGCTTTGTCAAGCGCTTCGAGTACTTCTTCATTCGGAACAGCGCCATGATAAGTCATATTAGGATGAGCTTCAATTGCTGCGAAAGTATCCTTATAAGGCTCGTCGCGAGATTCCCATCCATAAATGCTAAACGACGAGTAAACGTCGAGGTGCAAATTATCGAACTCAGTACAAAGAGCTTCAAAAATAGGCACTAACAACTCGAGACCTCGATGTGGTGTCGTGTGGTAGATAAAGCGAATCTTATCTTGCTCTTTTTCGCGAGGCTTGTATTCCTTTTCCACAGCATTACAAATGACTGCACAATGGGAATATGGAATGCCATAGCGAAGGATGAACTGATCTCGTTGCCAAGCCGATACGAAAATAATTCGATCAAACTTTTGCCATCCGCCATCAGCGAGAATACGATTCTCAGGATCTTCTGCAAGATCATGGCACCAAAGGATATTCGGAACATCTTCATACATCTCGCGAGTACGAGATAAATGAATAGCCACATCTTTCAAATAGTCTGGATTGGCGTTATCGATGAGACGCTGCCTCATCATTTCAGTTCCACCATTTGAATTTTTAGAAAGCTCGGTTTCGATAACCTCGCCTCTGTAAATCACACTCATGTTTTACTCCACAGGGATAATTGAATTTACACGGTCAACTCGGAAAGATCTCCAACCGTTGTTTTGTAGGTCCCACACAGCTAAGACCTGCTCATTCACAGCAGTAGTCGTAGCAGCAGGGGTAAATGTTCCATCGCCGTCTGATACAGGCGCGGGTGGTAGTTGGTCTTCGATAAGAGTACACTTCATCAATCGATTTTCACCATTCATTTTAGTGAAATCGACAATGCACACCTTTTCTTTAAGAACGCTTTTGATTTCATCATACGTCATAATACTTTACTTCCTCTCACTGGATGATTAAATAAACATTTTGAAAATCCGTCGAGCCACCTCAAACGAAACTCAACACTAATCAAAGCTTGATAGAAATCTACGATTGTACCATTATTATGTATACGATACGTAAGAATATTTTTAGGCATATCTAAGATAAAGTCATTTTCAATCTCTGTTTCAAAATTGATAATCATTTCTTTATCTTCGTCAAAGCGCCCATTGAAGTAACGTCGCGAATCGCCAGAAAAGCTACACCCGGCTCGAGTCAGTTGAACAATAACTATACTTCCAATTCCTACCTTATCAATAATAGGCTTGAGCTCTTCGACAAATCCGCCATCAGAGATAGCGTAATTTTTATTGCCGTCGATTTGCTCAGCGACTTTTCTACCAAAATAGTCTTTACCG